AGGATGAGAGGCATAATTAATCCTCTATCATGACCTTTGCTTGGTCAACTCCGCTCTTTGCAAGGCTAACTCCAGCTCTTAATTTAGCTAAATCTTCGTTTTGTTCCATTTTATCTTCTGCAATGTCGCCTTGTTGCATCAATCTTGCTTTTGCAAGGTCAATTTGTGCTTGGTCGTTGTCTTTTTTACGTTCATTTTCCATTGCACGTAAGTCAACTTCTCTAGATTTTAGTTTTAGTAACGGATCAGAGTCAAATTGTGATGTAATTTTCTTCTCTTCGTTCATAAATTCTTCTGTCATCTCTGCAATCAACACTGCTTTTCGTCCCTCTACTTGGTTTGTAAGCATTTGTAGCTGCTGTTGAACCATTGGATCCATTGATGCTTGCATTTGCATCTGTTGCATTTGCTGTAACTGCTCTCTAAACTCTAATTGTACTTGTTCTTGAGCCATAATTGATATGTGTTCTAAAATATTTTTTTGTATTGCAGCCATAACCGCAGGATTATTTCTAACCATGTTAGTTGACATAAAATTTAAGTGTGCAGTTATGTGAGCTCTATGATCTTGACCAGGAAAAGCTTGGAAAGGTTTACCTGCTAATGCGTTTATGTGTTCTAAACTCGGATCCATAGGTGCATTTGGTGCAGGTGGTGGTAAAACTGCGTCCACATTTTTAACACCTATCGCTTCATACATGTTTCTGTAAACTTGATACAAGTTATGTATTTGTGGTTGTGATGTTGCTAATTGTAATTGTGTTTGAGCTAAAGTAATTCTTTGAGACATAGAAAATATATTTGGATCTGCAACAGGAACTACATCAACTCTGTCATCAAAGTCTGCTTGTTTAATATTTCTTTGACCGCCAACAACATCGTATGGATATTCTGGTGGCAAGTATTGTGATACAATTTTAGATAACAGTTTAAACTCTTCCTTCATTGCAGCGTATAATCTTTTGTGTATAGCGCTCATGACTCTTGAACCACGCTCTAATAATGCAATCGTTGTACCAACAGCTGCAGCTTGATTAGCATCACCAACTTGCATGTCAGCTATTGCAGCAAATCTTTGACCTGCAGATACAACCACTCCTAATAAATTTAATAAAGTCTGTGATGGTTCTTTGTATGGTAATGGAAAGAACGCATCTCTTAAACTACCGCCTGGCGCATCGACATCTTTAAACTCACCAGGTTGTATTGGAGCTGCTTCGTCTCTGACTCTAACACCTCTTTGTTTAAATCCTGCTGGTAAGTTTGATAATGTACCCGCGTCTAATAATTGACGGAGAGCCGCCGTTGCCGTACGGCTCAATCCGCCAATCATGTGAATGAGTCCAAAGCCATAAAATCCAAGTCCTGGCAGAAATTTGAAGTGGACGAAATATTGGATCTTATTTTTCTTTAGATCATCGGGCGCATAGTTTCTCCGTATGGAGAGAACTAATCGGCTACCTTCTTCTACAGTTACTATGTAGGGTAATTTTATTCCTGTAGGTTCGTTATCAGAACCCATGTCTTCGAAACCTTCTAAGTCTAAATTAACATGACACTCTAAAAGAGTGTAAACAGATTCTTGTCTACCTGTTTTTTTAGTGCCATCTAATTCTCTTTCTTTTTTTTCTAAATCATTTTTTTCAACACTGCTTGGTGGACCAAGTTCAACGTCTCTATAAAAACCATTTACTTGTTGTTTTCTTAATTCGTTTTCAGAAATTTTTACAGTGTGTATTACTGCCTCTGCATCATCCAAACTTGTTGCAGTGTATGGTACAACTAATTCATCTGCAGGTACAAACTTTGATACCGCTCTTCCTAACGGCACATCGTAATAAACTTTTTTAAATGTAGAACCTGCAAGTGGTAAATGAAATAACATAGAATCAAACTCTTCTTCATATTCTTTCATTTGATCCATAACTAAATAGTTCATGAAATCTTTTACACGAGTTGCTTGTTGTTCTGTTGTAGGATTTTTTAAACCAACGACTTGTGTTCTTACTGGTCCGTCTGCTGGCAATAATTCTTTGTAAGCTTGTGCTTGGAACTGTGTAACAGCTTCTGCTAGTACTGGGTGTGTTGCACCACTAGCTCCTTGAAATGGTTCTGTTCTGTTTTCATATTTAAACCCTAAAAGATCTAAACCTTGTGTATAAGAACTTTCCCAGTCTTTTCTTGATGCTTTGTAATCAGAATAGTTTTGAACCATTTCATTACCTATCGGATCTAAAATATCATCAGGTAAAATATCTGCTAGATTATCAAAATGATTTTCCGTGCCAGGTATGTTTATAGCTCCCGGTTCAAAGTCTATCGTTGCGCCACCATCTTCTTCTGGTGTGACCTCTACGGGTCCTTTTTCTGGTGTCTCTTCCTGTACACTAACTGTTTCTAATTCATCCTCTGAAGGAATTTTTATTTCAGTACGAGTGTTCGGGAGTCCTTTATCTATTTCTGCCATTTATTACTCCTTTGTCTTCATAGCACGTTTTAATATTCCTGGCAACCCATGAGGCGTAGGTCCAGATTTTGGTGGTGGGCCTGACGGAACACCTGCTAATTTTGCAATACCGCCGCCTGCTGCTGCAAATTCACTAAACGCAAACTCATCGCCTTTTCTTCTAAGTTCTGCTCTTTCCTCTGGTGACATTGCTCTTAATTCATTTATTCTTTTTTTAGTAAACTTGCCAAGTTGATATGCACCTTCTGCTCCTAAGCTTGCAATGCCGACTGGCGATAATCCTCTTGCTATACGAAGTGCAGTTTTTGGAGATGCTCCTAGATTTAAAAATCTTTGATAAATAGGATTAGAGGTTATCTTACTAACTTGTTTTACAAGTTGTGGTGCTAACGCAGCTTCTGTTGCAAGAGTTGCTCTATCAACAGCTGATGTTGGGTCTACACCAAATCCTGCTGTTAGTGCTAAAGTTCCTGCTGGTGTCGGTATTGCCTTAAAACCTTCTTTTAAAATACCTGGGCTAAAAAAAGGGTTAGCAAAAAATTGTCCTTGTCGAATATCAGGAATTCTAGATTTAATTAATTTTTTAAGAGCTTTATCGTCTTGTTTTTTTACAAGTTTCACCGCTTTTGTTAAATTAGGTTGTTTTATTTTTTTTACATCTTTTTTAGGTCCAGCGGCAACAAATCTAACATACTGTTCTATTGCATCTTCTATTTTATTTTGTTGTTTACCTAGTTTAATCGGTTTTATATTTGTTTCTTTAATTGTGTTTTTTGACAAACTATATTTAGGTAACACACTTCTATCTATCGTGCCTAAATTTTTAGACACGGAATCATAAATTTCATTTACTGTTTTAATAGATTTTTTTGCTGTTTTTTGGTCCCCTAATTTTATGGACTCTCTAGCTGTTCTTAATTCATTTTTTATTTTTTTAAAAATATTATTTTTTGCTTTAGCGCCTAAAACATTAAAATTAAAATCTTGCGTGGTTATACCAACTTTTCTCAAAGCATCAGGGTCTCCAGTTATAGTTCCAGGTGTAATGCCTTGAAAGTGTTCAAAACTTGGAAGTAAACTTTTAGGAATAGCTTTTCTATCAATCGCTCCTACAACAGTTCCTTTTGCTGCTTGTCCAGAAAATCTAATAGCTTTTTTAAGTGTATTATCAAGCTGTGATGGTGTTAAATCTTTATAAATTTTTGGATCTAAATTCATTAATTCTTGTTGTGCTTTTCTATAAACCTCTCCACTTTTTTGATCAAATTTTGTGCCTTTTGGTTTAACTCCTTTTAAAATTTCCTCTAAAGCACCTTCTTTTTTTAATCCAAGATAATATCTATAAAGCTGTTGGTTTTTTGATTTTGTAAGTTTATTTTCATAAGACTTACCTGTTAAGTCAGTTGCCATCTGTGATATGGTTCTTTTTTGGTAGTTGTCAGCAAAAAATTGTTTTTCAGCTAAAGTTAAATTAGTTTTAGCGGATTGGCCTGTTTTTATCTTAAAACTTTTATCTTTATATTTTTTTGGTAGTTCTTCTATTACTTTATTTATAGTTGACTCATCTGCTTTAAATTCTGATCTTAAATTATTAACATTAAATTTATATTTTTCTTTAGGAAATAATTTTGTTTTTTCAAAATTATCTATTTTTTTAATTAATTCATCTTTAATAAATTTTCTTTTTTTTGTCCCTCTTGCAAGGTTTGCTTTTTGTGCTTCTATTGGATTAAAATTTTTTATTTTAGTTCCATCTTGAAACGCCATTCGTTCGTTATCAATTTGTTTACTACGAATTAGCCTGTCTAGTTCTGGATTGTCGTCGTATACGTTGGACAACTGTAACATTTTTTTACCAAAGTCCACGTTATTCTCCTAACATGTAAGCTAAGCCACCTGATGCTTTTTTCTCTCGAGCAACTTGTTCTATTATTTCTTGTTCAAGTTCTTCTTTGCCAATGCTACCTTCTCTAACAACTTCATCAGGAACACCATCCTCAACATCTTTCATCTTACCATCAATGTCTGGTCTTGCAGTAAACTCTTCATACTCATCTACAACTTTTCTACCTTTTGTTGTTTCATCAGCTACGCCTGGTTTGTATGTCATGTAGACTTCTTCTGCTATTCCTGCTTCGTCGCCACCAGGTATCATAGCTTCTTTAGTTTTTTTAATATCTATTTTTCCTGTATCAAGATCAATATCCATTTCATAATCTTTATAACTGTAAGATTCTGATCTTTCTTTTGGACCAGCAAATTTTTTTCCTAATGCTCTGATTCTATCCACAAGGTTAAAAAAATATGGTGGAGCACCGCTTGCAACATCTACTGCTTTTTCTACTACAGGCGCTGCAACTTCTGCACCTTTAAAAAATTTACCTACTACAGGTAATGCTGTAAGACCACCCATAATTTTCATGAACGTTCTTCTGTCCATACCTTTTTTAAAACCAATACGTCCACCGTCTGCCATGTCTTCTGGTTCTGGTTTTGGCATATTTTTAAA